ATGCTGAAGTCACGGTACAAACGGTACCCCAAAAAATTCCCATTGAGCCAAGTACACCCTGATTTCAGGGATGAATATAAACAGTACCTAAACAAATACAATAAGATTGGCTCTATTGATCCATTCATTATTCACGACTACAACTCAGTACCAACTGAGCACTGGCTGTATGAAATAGCCGAGGTCGAGAGGCCCGGCAATCATTCATTCTACACACAGCCACCTGCTCTATTGATGTGCTCCAAGGCTCAGGGATTCGTAAAGGATGCTGATGACAACTGGTACAAATTCAATCCACTTGCCGACAACCTTGAAAACTTAGACGAGGATTATTACATTGATCAATGTGAAGGTGCTGACCCAGACTGGATTTCGGTATTCGTCCTTAACAATTATGGCAATCTTAGAGCCGGTAAGCCGGTATATAAGATGTACGATGACAAGTCACATTACACGGATAAGCCTTACGTTCCATCCAAGGGTATTCCAATCATCGTTGGTCTGGACACAGGACTCACTCCTGCTGCTGCTTTCATGCAGTTTACCACCACAGGACAGCTGGTGGTATTTGACGAGCTGGTCACGGAAGACACATCTATCCACGAGTTTGCTTACGACATACTTTGGCCTCACATTCGAAACAACTACAAAGGCCACCGGTTCGAGATGTTTGTTGACCCTGAGAATAAACGGGGGCAGACTGATAAGAAGACTGCAAAGGATATACTCATCAAGGCTGGATTCCCTGTTGAGTTGGGGAAAACAAATAACCCGGCACAGAGATTCGAGTCAGTAGTTTTCTTCCTTCGAAAGAAGGATGGGTTCCTGCTGACATCCCAGTGTCCGATACTTCGTAAGGGATTCATATCAGAGTTCAGATATGAGAAGGTTGCAACCACTGTGCAGGGTACGAAATGGAAAGAGAAGCCTGAGAAGAATATCTATTCACACGTTCAGGAGGCATTACAGTACGGTGCCTTGGAATTTGTGGAGGGTAAAATGTTCAGGAGGAATACAGCTAAACGACAATTACATACTACACCGGCAGATAACACAGCCGGGTATTAAGGATGGAATATGGCACGAGACGAATATAATAAAACCTTCGACGAGATCAAGGATGTAGAGCCTACACGGGATGTGGAGCACATGGATAAAGAGGCACAGAAGCAACAAGTTGCCTCTATAACTCTTGCCCCATTTCAGACTGACCTCGGTATACGAATGGATGCAGAGTGGAAGGAAGCTGAGTCAAGTAAGCTGTTTGACGAAAAAAGATTCATAAGATCCCTTCGACAGTACCGTGGTCAATACGACCCGGAGGTCTACAGCAAGATCCACCCCAACAGATCAAAAGCTTTTATCCGGCTGACACGTACAAAGGTCAAGACGTACGATGCACGTATGATGGATATTAAGTTCCCGGCCAATGACGACAAGGATTGGAACATATCCAACACACCTGTACCAGAACTGGACTCCAGGTTACTTAATGATCTTGCAGTCCAGGTCTTTGAGCAGACCGGTGTTGTACCTACTGAGGAGCAGGTACGAGCTATAGTTGGGAAGGTTGCTGATACCAAAGCTAAACTCATGGAGAATGAGATCAACGATCAGCTTCAAGAGTTTGACTATCGGAACGTAATCCGACAGGTGATACACAGTGGTCACCTATATGGTACCGGAGTTCTGAAAGGCCCAATGGTAAAGCAGGTTGTCAGCAAACGTTGGCACCAAGATCCCAATGATGGCTCGTGGAAACAGGTGAAGGTCACCCGGCTTGTACCGATTGCACAGTTTGTTTCCATCTGGGATATCTATCCAGACCAGAGTGTAAAGGATGTCCTGGATGCCAGATATATTTGGCAGAAGCATCTGTTCAGTAAGAATCGGCTATACAAACTTTCTCTCCGGCAGGACTTCAAAGGTAAGGCTATATTAGCCTACATGGATGCCCATCCAGATGGCAATGCAGAGTACAAGCACTACGAGTCCGAACTACGTGACATGAGTTCAAACACTGCAGCCGATGGGGATGATGCTCCACCGAAGAAAGAAAAGTATGAGGTTCACGAACGTTGGGGATTCCTATCGATAGAGAATGCCAAGGAACTATTACCTAAAGTTGGTGACGATGTGTGGGATGAGATGGGGCCTGAGGTGGCAGTCAATCTTTGGATGATTGATACCATCATAATCAAAGCCATCGTATCTCCAGTTGAAGGTGCAGAACTACCATACTACTTTTACTATTTTGATAAAGATGAAACAGGTATATTCGGTGATGGTATACCTGAGATCATGAGAGATCCACAGACGTTGTATAATGCATCCGTCCGTGCTATGCTCGATAATGCTGCAATTTCTGCAGGCCCAATTATCGAAGCAAACATCGACCTGTTGGCTGATGGTGAAGATCCAACAGCTCTGTTCCCGTTCAGGGTATTCCAGAGAATAGGCTCCGGCATAGAAGCTGGACAGCAAGCTATTCGGGTAACGAAGCTACCTTCTTATACGAACGAGTTCTTGGGGTTGGTGGACTTCTTCCAGTCAACAGCCGATGAATCTACAACCATACCACGTGCACTATCTGGGACACAGGCCGACTCAGCAATGGGTGGTGCTGCCAAGACAGCCACGGGTATGTCGATGCTAATCGGTGCATCGAATATCACATTGAAAGATCAGGTGCACTTCTTTGATGAAGGTGTCACCAAGAAATTCATTAAGGCTATGTACTTCTGGAACATGGAGTTCAACAATAAAGAGGACATCAAAGGTGACTTCAATATTGTAGCCCGGGGATCTAAATCTATGATTGCCAAAGAGGTCAAGATGGAACAGATCAATCAGTTCCTTGCCCTCACAAACAACGAGATCGATCTTAAGTATATCAAACGTGATATTCTGCTCAGAGAATTGGCAGATGTATTTGACCTTGACAAACTCGGTTTCATTAGGACAGAGGAAGAAGTTCAACAGCTTGAGCAACAGCAGGCAGAGTCTGCTAAACGTCAACAGGATATGGGTATGCTACTTGAGGCCATGAAAGCTGAGTCCTCCGGGCACGTGCCTAATGCTGTACAACGTGTTGCCCAAATGTTTGGCATCCAACTCCCCGGTGGAGCACAGAACGTAAATCCAGATGAAGTACAGGGAGGTCAGCTTGGTTAACGGTGATAAGAAACATTTGATGGATTCCATGAAACGAAATCCGGATGGTGCTCAGTATAAACTCCTCCTCAAGTATCTTGAGTTAAGGATAGAGGACCTGAAAGATAAGCTCATGACTGAGACAGACATGGATGAAGTTAAACGTATACAGGGCCGGGGCCTTGAGATCAGAGACATGATCTTGGCCCTTACCCGAAAGCCCGTCGTAAACGAATTTGACGGTGCATATGGTCAGTAGAAGTCGGACCCCGTTCCGGGACTATCCACATTAACTTTTAACTGGGATATCCATATTGGACCCCGAAGGAGGCAAGTATGCCAAAGAATGAAAAGGTAGAAACTCTTGAAGACGTGTTCGACGAGATAGGCAATATGTCGGACGAGGAGATCAGTAAGTCAGAAGCCAAAGCAGAATCTAAACCAGCAGACGGTGAGGCATCGGGGGATGCCACAGAAGATCGTTTGACTGCAGACGAAGCCAAAGCACTGATGGATGACACCAACGATGAGAAGACTGAAGACGGCCAAGGCCCGGTTGACCCGGCTACCAGTGGCACTGTTCAGCCGGATCTTACTTCAAAGGTTTCCGAGCTTGAAGCTGAGCTAAAGAAAGAACGGCAGAGGACAGCATCTTGGGACGGTAGGATTAAAGCTGCCAATGAAAAAGCTGCAAAGCTTGAGGCTGATAACGAACAGCTCAGAGCAGAGATTGAACAGCTTAAGACATCAGGCAACAATGATTCAGCCAACTCCGAGGCAGAGGTAATGGCAACTTTTAAGGAGACCTTCCCCGAACTGGTTGAGGTACTGGATATCTATCAGAAGAAGATAGACAATGCAGTCAAATCATTTCCGGCTAAAGCAACACCTAAAGAGGAACCAGCTGCTAAGGAACCAGATAGTGATGACACTTCCGTTGACGACAGTAAACACTTTGACGAGATACTGGCTGTGCACCCAGACC